ATTATTTTATCGCCTAGCTCTGAATCAGTTGCTATCCGTTCCTGCGCCGAAGTTCCTGCTGGTGCGTCCAGTCTTAGCTTTATTCTAGCCGCTTTGGTTACTAGGTCGTCCGGGTCGCCTTGAGCCTGCTTAATCAATGAATTAAATTCTCTTTGACCTACCGAAGCCGCACCTTGCCCAGTCAACCCACGGCTTACAACTTCACGCTCTACAATGTCCAAATCTTGACCCAGTTGATCTAGATTGCCACTCATTACAGACTGTATAGCCTCGTCGGTTTCGGCTGGGTTTCTACCCTGCGATGCTAGCGATTCTTTGCGTCTCTGTAAGAATGCTAACGCGCCTAAGCTGTCACCCTTTGATATAAAGCCGCGCAACTCTGGAATAGTGGCTGCAATTGATACAAGGTTCTGATTCTGAGCTTCAACATTTGCCGCTTGAGTATTAGCATCGATTACTTGGCCTTGCTGCTTTAATACTCCTGGCTGCAATGCTGCGCTTTGCTCAAGTTGTTGTTGGCTAGCCTTTCTGTTCTGAGCGTTATTTAATGCGCTCTGAAACATCTGAAATGAGCTGTTCAGGTCTGGCGCTTGTGCCGCTAAACTTATCCGTGGGTCAATCATAATTAAAGCCCTATCATGCTATAGTTAACCATCATGTAACCGTTGCTTGTTGTTACCGCTTCGGGTTTAACCGCCTTCACTTCATCAGCCATTACACCGCTAGAATCGCCAATTAAACCAAGCTTTTCAGCCGCCTTGTTCCATGTCCACGAGTAGATATTCCATCCGCTAGCTTTACCTAATGGCTTGATTGATTCTTTTAATGAGGGATCTGAGAAAGACAATCCAGTTAATCCAGCGCTCAAGAGGTTTTGCGAGCCTTGGCCTTGAGCGTTTGCACCGCCCACTAAACCCGCTGCTTGTGCCGCCGCTGCGTTAGTGATACCACCCGCCGCTGCTGCTGCTTGGCCTGTTAATAAGTTTCCTTGATTTGAGGCTGTTGTTGAACCGAAGTTTAACAAGTCGCCTATGCTGTTTTTCTGCCCTTGAATTAAGGGTGCCGCTGCTTGCAATAGATTCTGCTGACCTAAAGTTTGGATTTGCTGCGCTGTGTCACCCGCAGACAATCTACCCCTAGCCGCTGCTGATTGCATTAGCCTGTCAACGTTTTGGTTTCCAGCAGATAAAGCGTTCTGAAATAAAGGGTTATTCTGTAGGAACTCAAACTGTGCGTTTGGGTCTGTTAGAAAGTTAGACTGCGCTAACCCCTGCTCACCAATATTTGCAAAAGGGTTAAGTAATGCGCTGGCATCTTTGCCGCCTTGGACTTGTAACGCCGCCGCCTCTCTAGCTGAATTAGCTTGTATTTGAGCTGCGCTAAGGGCTGCGTTTGATGCAGTTTCACCTGTTAAGTCATCAATAATATCACCAACACCTAAAACGCTACCTGTTACTGTATTGTCTGCTAGTTTGCGTACAAAGCCCATTTTAAACCATCCTCAATATATTTACGTTGTACTTAATACCGTTCTTGATACAGCCATCTTCGACCGTATCAATTACTTTAAACCCAAAACTATAAGCGAAATCTAGAACGTTTTGATAGTTGCTAGGTATTTCTGCATATAATGGTTGAGTTCCACGGAATAAAAGGGATTGTTCACCAAATTTTTGAGCGTGTTTTTGTCTGTGTTCTGGCAATACTTGCACATGGCATATGTTGCCGTCCTTATAGCAATGATACACCATTAGGGCGATAATCTCACCCCTAAGATATCCGCCTACATATTGATGTCCGTCAAAGGGGGGTATGAAGTCTTCAGCAAGTGGCGAAAGGTCATCTGATATCACATCATAAATATCTGGGTGGCATAAGATTGCTCTAATATCATCCTCGTTGACCGTCTCTTTTACGACTAAGATAGCGGTTGACCTGAAATAGTGAAGTAGATGCTATCTAAGGCTGAACACTCAACTTGCAAGGTGGCCGCTGTAGGTACGACTTGATTAACTAAACCAATACCTAAATCATTCTCGCCCCACACGACTATTTTATCTTTTATAATAGCCTGCGTGGGGTTTGTGCCATCGTTAATGTAAACGCTATAAGAAGCATTAACGCCGCTGTTATTGCTGGCTGTAAACGAGTTGATACGCGTCCCCGAACCTGTCAGGGCTGCTGTGTATGCTGTTTCTATCGTATCAACTAAAGAGTTAGTGAAGTTATTAGCAAGCTTTGCCATTATCTTTCCCCAACTTCTAAGTATGCGTCAACCTCTGCCGTAATGTTATTCGTTGCATTAACATTAGCGACTTGAAGCTTGATATAGTCATTTTCATTTAACACCACGCTAGCTCGTAGAGTAAAGGATGCTACGTCCCTGCCTCCCTGTAAATTATTAATGACTCTGCGTATACTTCTAGAGTCCTCAAAACTTGTTGTAGCGTCGCGGTATATGACCAACTTCAAATCAACCTCGTCATTTGGTGTACTATCTAACACCATATCTGCAAAAACTGTAAACTCTCTTGGGGTTGATCCAAGATGCTTTAGTTGACCCCCTGCTGGTGAGTTGAAATGCACTAAGTTCTGAGTGGCCCATGACCCTGCATTTAGGTCAACGAAGGTGCCCGCCGTGGTTATAGTGGTAACTGCCTCTGTTGCTACATCAGTCTCACCACCTACGAAAGTATTAGGTAGTCCAATATTGTCCTTAAATGAACTTACTAAGTTAGAGGCGGTTATATTCGGCGTGTAATTTGTGTCATTAGGTTCAAATGCACCGTTGCGTGTTATTATCATACCTTGCAACTGTAAGGATGACGAGTTGATAAAGTTGCCGGGGACGAAATCTGTGAAGGACATGAGAGTATTTAAGTCTACGTTCATATCTGTTAAGAAACGACTTGCCATAGTGAAGCCAGCCCCTGCTTTAAAGATAGTCCCCGTCCCTTGTGATGCAAGACCTCTAGTTATAGAAGTTGTACATCTGTAACCACCCGCCCAAACCCCAGCTAATGTCAAAGTTGGGGTGATGCCAAACCTGCCGGTGTTCTCTTCTAAGCCCTGCCTATAGTTATTTACTATGCCTATTTCGTTACAGTTGTTAAAGTTAACACGAGACCATTCAAAAGACTCGTTGCCAGTAGCCCCGACTAAATTAACCACCCTAGAGTTTGTCCCGATTGTATCAAAAGAAAGGTCTACCCCAGATATTGAGCCTGAACCGCCAACGGGAGAGGTGAACATTTCGTAATTATTCTCTGATGACACAAGTTGTGAACGAGCAGCATCAATACCACGTAATGAAATACCCCCTGCTGGAACCTCTGCGGATATCGTCCCCATGTCTATAATACCGTCGATCAAATATACTTTAGTGCTGTCTATCACTCCACCAAGCGTGGTCGCTATGTTTGACTGTCTAACTATAATTCTATTATCAATCTTATTGGCCGCAATGTCGGCGGCATTAGTTGCGATATCAGTGATGTTAGTGGCTATGTCAGCAGCGTTAGCCGCTGTAGTGGCGTATGTTTCTGTTGTGTTGGCCTCAATCTTAGTGAAGGCATCGAAAAGGTTGTCGCCGTTTTTAGCGTTCACGGCTCCAATAATTATGTTTTGTTGTGCCATTATGCAATCACCTTGTCTGTTGTTATCTTAGTCGTGTCTGTGGTGAATCCTGTTGTATCCACGGTAAACTCTGGCAATCCAGCTATTGCCCTTGTGTTCTGCTGCAAAAATGAGTTTAGAAAGTTAAACCCTTCTGATTCATTATTATTGATTAAGTCATTTGTGCCGCCGGTTCTTTGCCACAGTTGAAAGAGTATTGTCCTTTGCTGATCGAAGAACGCGACCGCCTCCCTGTCGCCAGCAAAACGCTTAGGTATCATCAATGCTGGTGGTGGATTTACATTAACAGCCATTAGTTACCCGCCAGCCTTAAATCAATAGTTCCTGAATAGATAGAATAATTAACCGGGTCGCTTGTGCTTATTCTAAATATTCTATCGTAAAACACGCCAAGATTAAAAAACTCAACCTGTAATGTAAACTCGCCTAACCTACCAACGCGAGGCCATGAGCCATGCCGCCAAGTTCTGCCGCCATCGTCTGAATACTCAATCATTATTCGTGGGTTGTCACCTTGCCCATCAATAAGACCAACGCCAGTTTCCATTATGAATTTAGACTTGGACATTTGAACACGCGAACCTTTACGGCCTAACAAGTCACCATTAACACTACTCGTAACACGCTCCCGTCTGATTGGGTCGCCGTTGTTCGTGTAGGTGTTAAGGTCTAATGTGTAAACACTGCCATTATCAACATCAGATATGTACGTTTTACCGTACACGTCTATAAAACTGTTGCCCTGGTATCTATCGCCGCTCATGCCGCTAGATAATTCAGACCAACCTAGCTGCCCTAAACTCTCGTTTAAAATAAACGTCTTATTTCCAGTTGGGAAAGTTAAGCAATAAAAGTTCTGCCCGCTAATGGTGAAAGCTGATCCTATCGCATCGCTAGAATCTGAATAGGTCGCTATTTCATCACTGAT